GTTTCCCAGTCACGATCAGGGTTGCCATCTTTACCCCTTGTGACGCTGTTGGAGATGATGTGCTGGTTGCTGTTGGCATTTGTCTGTATTGTCCTCCAACTTGAATAATTCCACGTTTAGCTAATTCATTAAGCTCGTTCGTGTTTAAAATTCGTTTAAATTCCCCTTTGTCTTGGTAGAACAAAGAGTCTCCTTGCCCTTTATAAATTGAGCTTGGGGAAGCTTTAGACGGTGAGGCTATCGATGTTGAGGTCGGTTGTTTTGGTGCTGAAATAGATGCTTTGCGAACGGCTTCACTACCTGGTTTAAAAGGAACTTGTGTAGATACTGGTTGTTTTGGTGACATCGAATTAGCAATGATTTGCTCATTGTTTTTCCGATTGTTCATCAAGTCTTTTTTAAGCGCTTCTGTTGTTAGTAACATATGTTTATGTTTGTACCCCCACCTTCTCCCAAGAGGTCCCATTAAATATATATAAATCTCCACTTACGACGACGAGCTCTCCCGTCATGGCCGTTGCCGTGGCTGGCGTTGCCGATTGTTCTTCAATAATAAATTTTCCTTTCGGAGCAATTCTGAGTGAATCTTTAACGATCGTCTTATTGCTGAATCTCTGATCATTCATCTTTACCGCAAGATCTCTTACTTCCTTCATCAATGAATCTAACGAAGATTCTAGTTGCTGCACTTGTTGGTATAAATCGCTAGACATATTAATCAAGTTTAGAAGTCATTCGTTCAATCTTTGCCCTTAGAGACGTTGGTACTTCCCCACCAGTCGACCGTACTCTGAACTGAATCTGAGTAAAGTCTTTAGGAAGAAAACCTCCCCCTGACGGTCTCGTAGCATCCTTGAATGTTGAATTTGCTGTATTGGAAGTAATAAGGTTTGTCCATGATGTTTCTGCATCTACTCGATAATCAACATATACAGTTCCTGAGCCAATCGGGTCATGACCAACGGCAATCGCTTCAAGCATTTTTTTTGTCGTAGGAGACCCAAGGTCGATAATCTCAGTTATTGCTGTACTTGTAGCTGAATAGGTTTCTGAATCATCAGTTCGATCAATCTCTCCTGTCGTTCCATGACTGACCCAGAAAAAATCTCCAAGTTTGTAAAAAGAGTTAAGATCATTAATCGTCGTGTCGTTATCTGGTTTATGGATTCTTGATAGAGCCCAAGGCTTTGTGTCATTTTTCCTTCCCACACACCAAACACCTTTGTACTGAGGGTCTGAATTATCATTACGATTTAGGCCAAAATAGAGGCGGTTATCATCAACAAAAACCTCTTTTAAACAGGAAAACCCGTTTGTACCAAGAGGTATCGACTTCTTTGTTGAAGAGGTGTCTCCTTTCACCCACTGTTTCACAATCAAGTTTTGCTGGAACGTGATTGAAGATGGTTCGCCCAGCGAGACTGTTAAAATTTCTCCATCTACATTAGCTATCACATAAACTAGTGGTAAACCAAGGTCAATAACATCTACAGGGTCAGCATTAATGTAGTCCCAGATAAAGATCTTAGAAGTCGTTTTTACCCCATCACCTGAAGCAGCAATATAGAGGAAGTCCCCCCTACGAGCAGCTGATCGGATTTTGTACTCTGATGGCAAAATAAACTTATTGTTCGTCCATGTTCCACCACTATCAATTTGTCCCACGTAGTTATCGTAAAACATGTAAAACTCATCATCTGAACCAATGATAGGGTCTGCTACAACGGTCGGAGATGTAACGGTTGTACCAAAAGAATCAGTAAAGGTTGGTGAACCAGCATAGTCATCCCATTTGAAAACTTTATTACCTCCCCAGATACCGTAGATATCGCCTTTGTATTCACCAAATCCGCCTAAAAAAGTACCATTCCCACTTGATACCCCGTTCGTGACGGTATTCCATGTATTACCCGCAGGTACAGAATCAAGTTCATAAATCTCAATCTTAGCCCCATCAACCCCCATGCCAAAGAAGTTGCCCTCAGTAGAATAAAGGAATTTTGTAATCTTTTTATCACTTGAATCAACATTTTCAGATGATCGTAATGGAATAAGCTTTCGAGTGGATGTGTAGATATCGAAATGCTCTACCATCTCAAATGAGATCCTAGTTTCATTTCTTGGGTCGTCTGACACCCCACCGTAATGCTGATTCCACTCTAGCGTTGGCATACTACCGTCTTATGAATAAATTAGGATTAAGCTGCGATAAAGAACCAGAATCATGAATAACCACGCTAGATGTTTGATTCCCTTGATCAGCATCAAACAAAGCAAAGGCATCTGCATATAATTCTTTGAACATGTTGGCTCTTTCAATTTGCTTGTTTTCTGAGGCCCAATACACCCGCGCTGCATGATAAACAGGCATCATCTCGTATTCTTCAGGGAGCAAAGATGTTTGTCCTATCGTATATGAGGCACTACCCCCCGCGATCGTCGTACCTTGATACGGTAAAAGCAGGGATAATGAAGTCCCCGAAGCTACAGAAGCAATTTTGTACCAATACCCATCACCTGCCCCCGAGTCATCACCGTCAGTGATTCTCAACCACCTTCCAGCCATTTGTGAGGTCCAAGATGTTCCCGACCCTGTTACAGTTTTTTGGCCATTCGTAATTGCTGAGATATTCCCTGTTGTATAGTCAGCTACCGATAAGTCTTTGAATTTTTCTTCATAAGTCATTGTGATTGTATTCCCAGCTGTGCTTGGTGTCGGGTAAATACCCACCTTGTTTCGATATACGTAGTAATAACTTGGAGAATCAGATTCAATTGTTGTAGAGTCGTTTAATCGGTCCCACTCATCGCGATTTGTAATTTCTTTTGGTGTGTAAAGAGTCGTGCCAACGGTTACAGTTAGTTTCAAAAGTTTCCGACAATTGTATGGTAAGAAGTAAAACTGTTGAGAAGCTACCGTCGTGTCATCAAAATCATTCAATAAAAACCAGAAGGGCTTTTTTGCCATAAGCATTCGTTCATGGCTGTTCATTACAAGGTCCCCAGTCATTAAAACACTAGAGTCATTACTCCTTACAAATTCAGCGTATAAATTTCTTCTTGTCGTATAGCTCAACATAGTTTAAAAGCTCATAATATTAGGTATAAACGTCGCTCCACCACCTCCACCAGTATTTCGACCAGTAAAATCATCCCACTCGATCATAGAATCTGAAGCACTGAATGCAGCGGAAAAACTATTTAAGAAGGTGCTACTGAAACCATCCATTTCACCCATTTTTGTCGACCCATACAATGTATAAACGCTTGAACCGTCTTGTGTTATTCCACTGACATTCGTCAAAGCGAAGCTATCATCGATAGTCGAACTGAAACCATCAAAAAGATAAGCCTTTTCCCCTCCTGATTGAGTACAAGCTCTGATATTTCCATCTTGAATGGAAATACCACGCTGATTGGCTGTTGGTGAGGAAAAACTATCGCTAATGGTTGAGGTAAATCCTGAGTGTTGTTTGATTGAATCTGTAGAGTCGTTTGATGAGCAAAGGTTTGTACCATCCCACGTTATTCCATACGTTTGAGCCGTGTAACTCACACTAGAGCTTACCGTTGAACTAAATCCTGACATCTTCAGGATTTTGTTTTGAAAAGCTAGCGCCAAGTAGGTGTCTGGTGTGCCGTCTGCGGTAATACCATATGAAAAGTTTCCAGAGCTTGTGAAACTACTCTGAATGGTCGAACTAAAACCAGTGTACAAGTACACCTTAGTGTTCAAGATCGTATTCATTATGTTTCCATCTCCAAATGCCATATGTTTACGCAAACCCAAGTAAATCTATTTCTTTAAAATGACTACACACGTAATCCCAGTGAGCATAAATCTTAAACCCCGCTTTCTTAGCACGTTTACAGAAAGCAAAATCTTGCCCTGTTACAGCGACACCATCATCATTCCATTCCCTCATAAAAGGAGCTTTTACTTCCTCTAGAACTTTCCTTGACAACAAAAGACAACCACTTCCTACAGCATCTACCTCTTCTAATCCCTCTTGCTTGTTATTCAGCAAGTAACACTTAATCCCATCATCAAACTCTTTACCGACAACCCATATCAACTCACCATTTTTTGCCGTTGGTGTGGGTAGAGCGATAACATCTTTCCTTAGATCGATAAGATCTAGTGGATTAGATATCGGTGGATTGTCGTTATCAATCATGAGAACATAGTCATAACCTTCCTCAACAACTTTCTTGCAAATCCTATTACGATTACTCTCTCCTGGTACGTCAGTGAAAAATCCAATATCAACGTTATGTCGGCCATCTTTCTGCAACTTCAATAGAGCTGAAGCTACTTCAGTTCTACAGTTTCCTAGAGTTAAGACGGCTACAAGTACGTTCATAGTTTTGCTCTGAACCCCTTTTTAGGATTTTTAATAATCCCAGAAGTGTTGTCGTCAGGATTAATAGCTTTCATTTCTTCTTTTGTAAGCTCTACTCCAAGCTGTTTTTTAATGATCAATAAATCGATCTTTTCTTTGTCATCAATGATTTCGTCTGGTTCTGGCACGTGTTGTGCGAAAAACTCTTCTGCTTGTTCTTCTGTTAAAACCTCGATTAAATCTTCTTCTCCAGCTTTCTTTGCATCTTTGATGTATTCATCTAGATACCATTGAGGAACCGCTGTGAGGGCGTACTCCTCAGTTGCGCCTTTACCGATTTGTTGTGTTTTACCGTAGTGCATCCCAATTCCTGACTGGTCGATGATCTTTGGATTATGTCCTTTGGGGTATTTCATTACAGGCTCTCCATTTTGAGGATCCCCTTTTCGAACTGTAATTTTGATAGGTACTAAACTCATATTTTTAATCAAGTCTTAAAGCTAATCTGACCACCAACCCTTTGGCTGGTGTTGTGTGAACAGCGTCAACATCAAACGTAATAATGTCCCCAGCTGCCAAGTCAGTTGTTGTTAAATCTGGTTGTGTTGTCGCATCTGCTGTAGATTTTTCCGTAGATTCAATATCTAGCTTGTTTGTGGTCATCATGGTTGTGCCGTTCTTGTTCACATCAATGACCATCGTTCCCGTCGTTCCAGCCGTGTCATTCCAAGCCATGAACCAGTTTTTATTCGAATCATCCTGAACAAGCGTACAAGCATATGGAACCACCCAGTCTCCTTGGAGAGAGGTTCCTGTCGCCACATCAGTCGCGCTATCTACCAACCGAATATCGATAAATCGTAGGTTTCGGATACTTCCTTGTAGTCCATCAGGGGTAACAGCTCTCCCCGTATCGGTTCCAGTATCAGTTTCCGCAATCGTTGCTAGCTCGACCTTACCTGCGGTTGTTGTTGATGCGGCACTCACAACGGCATCTACGTTCCCCGCTGTGACCGTTCCCACAGTGGTAAGGTTTGCGCATGTCGTAATATTTGGTTGAGTTGCTTGAGTTGTAGCTGTGTTAGGAGCAAGCCCTGCGATAGTTGAAACTGTGGCAGCATTCCCTGTGATAGACCCTGCAATAGCATTTGTAACTTGAAGGTCTGCAAACCACCCTTTTGTAATACGAGAACCAGTAGAGCCAATATCTCCTGTTAATTGCAGGTTGGAACCGTCATAAGTGAAATCTGAAGTTCCTTCAATCGTTCCGTCTCCTGTCCATACGCCAACTTGGCTGTCGGCTGGTGTGCCAACTTTAGAAACGTCACCAGCACCTGCTGGAACCGCCCAAGAACCATCTCCTCTCCAAAATGTTGAAGAGGAAGCGTCAGTACCACTATTAAGGTTTGAAACAGAAAGATTGCCGATTACATCAGCTGATAAATCAACATTACTAATTGAGTTTCCAGTAGCATTAGCGTCAAATGTTTTATTTGTGAACGTGTCAGTAGTTGATGCTGTTGTAATTGTTTCTGAACCACCTACCGTGACTAGACTGCTCAAATCACATGTAGGGGTGTTGTTCGCTGTTAACGTAATGAAAGAGGTCCATGAAGCACCATCCACATCTCTAGCTCCAAGCACCAAAGTATCCGCAGCAGTATCACCGGTCCGTAAAGTTGCTGCATAAATGTTATTCCACCGCACCGAAGAGCTACCTAAATCGTCCGTAACATCTGTATCAGATACGAGAGTTGTGTTGATCGCTACTGAGCTTAGGTTTGATAGTGCTGTATTAGCCCCTGCTGCTTGCGCATCTACATAAGCTTTCAGAGATTCAGAAGTAGAAACCGTTGTAGCTGATGCTGTCGCCATCGTGTCGTCATCAATAACACCGTCAATAACAGTAGAAGATCCAATATCAATCGAAGCTACACCAGTTACATTGTTTGAATCATCGATGATAACACCAGAGTTAAGTAGAATTTTCCCTGTTGTGCTGTCAAAACGCGCCACAGCGTTATCTGTAGAGGAATTAGGGCCCTCGACATCACCAATACCTGAGCCAGCCACGATAGCAGCCACCTTCAACCTTCCTGTCGCAGAATCAATAGGAAGATTCCTGATTTCAGCGTTAGCATCATCAGTCACACCAGTTAAGGCTGGTACTCTATTTTGGTCTCGTTTTGCTACTTCGTTGGCCATATTTTTAAATCACGACAAGATCAACCCAAAGCCGATCATTTCGAGAATCAATAAGAAAAGGTCTAGTGTTTCCGTTATCATCTGAGCCCATAGCATTCGGGATTCGGTTTGGGTCAATCTGCGCCTCAGTGTTCACAGGGGTCGTATCTGATACTAGAATCACGTCAACTTTCAGCGCGCTCGTTGAAGGGTCTACCAATAACGGTTGAATATCACCATTTTCATCAACACCCTTGCCTACAACCTCTCTGTTTTGATCTCGTTCGCTCATAATGATTTGTTTAAATGTTTGATGTTTGCTCTCAATTGAGTCTCTCGATCTTCCAACCGTCGTTCTCTGTTATCCAACCGTTTCTTCATTTGTGAGAGGTATTCTTTCTCTTCTTTGACCGTATTTCGTTCTACATCTAGCAGCTCCTTATTCACACGTCTTTTTTCTTCGAAGCTTCTTTGTTTCTTAACCAATTCTTTCAACTGTTCGGTTATAATTTTTGATTGTTTTTTCAATCTTTCCTCAAACACATTTAGCACTTCATCTTTTCTTTCAAGTTCTGATTTCATGTCTTCAACATCGTTTGATCTATCCATCATGTCTTCGTATTGAGAGAGTATTTGTTTTTTCTCTAACTCTAATCTTTGTTCTTTCTCATTCACCTCAGATTGACTTTCAATTAGATTACGTTCTCTTACTCTGGCTCTTTCCAGCAACTCGTCTACTGGCTTCATCAACACTTTCCTAGTCTCTTCAAGGTGGCGAACCTCTTCAACCAACGCGTTCTTTTCAGCCTTTTTCCCTTGAACAAACTCGTCTAACTCTTTGAGCATTTTATTAGCCTCTTCAATCCCTTGTGTTTTAACTACGTTCAACTCTGAAACACGATTCAAAATCTCACCATTAAGCTGCTCTAACTCACGCTTTTTGCGCTTTAGTTCAGCTTCTTGGCCTCGTGCATCTCTTTTTAGGGATAGAATATTCATGTTTATAGTTCGGTTACGGTATATCTTGGGTCAGTGCCAGCTATAGTAATCACACCTGTATATACACATGGCCCCATTTGTTCTAAGAGCCCACCCAGACCATCATCATTGGCTGTACCCGCTTTCAATACGTAGTGGAAAACACTTGTTGTAGCACCAGAACCTAGTCGGACAAACAAAGGGTTTTGTCCCAGGTTTTGGATGGCCCAACCAAAACGCTCAGGGCTGTCACTAAGGGCTGTAGCAGCTGACTTAATGGATGGCGTGTTTGATTTACCCGTTCTTTTTAAAGAAGCTCTTGACATAGCTTTATTCGTTTAATCCTTCAAATGTTTGGTCGTCGTTAACCTTCTCAGTTTCTTTACTTTTCCCAGCTTCTGCTAAGGCTTCCTTCAACTTGTCTACTCCCCATCGTTTATCGTATTTAACTCCCTTGATTTCACATTCTTCTTGTAAAAGCTCTTTTTCTTCTTTTTTCGCTACTGGGTCTACGATCTCTTCGTTCATCATTTCAATCTCAAGTTTGAGATCAGATTCACCTTCAACCACTTCACCTGCAACGATGTAACTCCCCGCAATTGCTTCAATTTGTTCATCGACAAGATCTTCTCGTTTTTGCTTGAAAGCCTCTCGCGTAGCAAGTTTCTTAGCCATGAACATTGCTAGATAATCAGGAAGAAGTTTCGATTCCCCCGCTTCGAATGAAAACATTTCACCGTTGAATTTTTGTGTGAAAGCTTCATCTGTTTTGTTAATGAATTTGAGTGCTTTTTTCATAAAGTTCGTTAGTTATTAGATCTCACCTACCCCCAGAATAGGGGGTAGATAAAAGTAAGAACTATAGACGAATATCTACTGCTCGATACTCAGTATCAACTCCAGCTTGTAACGCTTTAGCTACTTGGTCTGTAGTTGCAGCCACTGTTGCCAAAGCCCCAGCAACTGAACCAGAAGGAGCAAGTCCTAGACCTACAGCTGTTCCACCGTCGTTAAGACAAGCCACAGGGCCTCGTTTTTGAAGCCACCCGTAGTATTCAGCAGGAATATCAGAAATCCCCACACCTACAGGCACGTTAGTTGCTGTAGTTGGGTTAATGATGACTCCATTGTATTTGTTAGGGATGAGGCAAACTTGTGAAGAAGTTGTTAGAGCTTCTTCTAATTCTTCATTTAGTGTCACCACCATTGAAGCTGCGCTATTTGCAGCAGGGTTGCTTGCAATTTGATATGTATGCCCTTGGCCATCAACGTCGTTGACGATCATATACCCACCTGCATAGAAGTTTGCTGTAGCAGCGGTAGCTCCTAGGGTTACTGTCACAGAAGTAGCACCAGCAGACGCTGCCGAAGCAACGGAGATATTTTGGTGGTTTGCAACAATTGCTGGACCTTGTTTCAAAGTCCCTGCTACTAGCGGAGAAGCACCAGCTTTGACGTATACGAACTCATCTGACCCATCTTTGATAACAGCCCCAAGTTGAGCTTGTTGGTCAGAGGTAAAGCTTTTTACGTCCGTAGGAGCAGCAGCTAACCCTCGTGAAATTTTTCTACTCATAGTATTTAATTAGTTGATTAAGCAGCTGCACGAAGCACGCTGTATGTAAGAACATGATCAGTTGAAGGGTCTCCACTCATTACCACATCGATTTGTCCTGCCGAAGCAGAAGCGGTCGTAATCGTTCGTGGGGTAGACCCTGCGGTGTGAAGAGTCACATGTACAAGATCTGTAGCGAGAGCCCCTGAAACAGTGATCGTTTCATTTGCATCACCACCAGCTGTTGTAAATTCACCAGCTGCCACCACGATATGTGATGGAGTAATTCCTGAATCGAGATGTTCTAGACTTACTGAATCTTCACCAAGATCATTTGCAATGACCTTAGCTCCAGCTTTCAATGCTGGATCATAGTTTTCAGCTTGAAGTGCCATAGATTTGTTCGATTAAGGTTTAAACTCCAGTGATAGAGTGAAGAACTCCGTTAAATCGGAAATTTGAGCAAGTGAGCTGCCCCATCCAGTAGATGTGTGCCACAGCTTGGTCAGAGTTTTCCGTTTTAATCCAGTCGCTCCAAGAGAATCCAAGACCAGTAACCTCAGAGTATGGAGAACCTTCAAACGTAGCCTTAAATGGAACAACCTTTTTCCCTAGAGAAGTGTTAGGACACGCTTGGATATCCATTGATTTAAGGTTCACAGCGTATAGGCTTCCAGACGTACATTTGTCGTCTTTAAGAAGTGGAGCTCCATCGTACATAAGAGTTGAAAACCCTGTACCACCGATAAGCTTCTTCCCTGTTTCGTCAGCCATTTTATAGATACGTTCTTGTGGTTGAAGAAGTTGTTCGTAGTATCCGTAAACAGCCCGAGTTGTTGGGTATAGATCAGGTTGGTGTACACCTACAGAACACGCATTTACAAGTGTTCGGAATTTAGCAAGCGAAATAGTTCCACTTGAGTCAGTCCGAGTTGCGTTCAACACGCTGTAAGTTGTACGACTTTGGTTATGGATAGTAGCCGCGTTCGTACCATCATCAATAATTGCTTCAAGACCCAAAATGTCCTTACTATCAGCTTGTGATGCAAAGAAATGCCCACCCATAAGGTCAGCGAGGTCTTGCATTTGAGACTCGATATTCGTGTTTTTAAGGTCGTGAGCTTTACCACCAGTAAGTTCGTTCAACGCTACATCAGTACCGTTAAGTACTACTGGTTGTTCGTAGAATGAATAATCCTCAGTCAATAGAATGAAGTTGTCTTCTACGTTTGTAGAGAAGGTGTCAGCACCACGGTAAGAACCACCTTGAGTTGATTTTTGGTGCTTGATTGTTTTTTCCCATTGTTTACCAGTGCTAGGCTTTTTAGCCCGAGCCATGAATTGAGCAAATGTAAAGTTGTCTCCAAGAACATTGTCAGCAATACCCTTGGCAATCTTTTTATTCGTCAACGCATTAACTTGATTAGAAACTGCCATATTAGTTAGTTATCAATTGAATTTTTACCAAGTTTTCATTTGATCTAACGTGTATACTTCTGGCTCTTCCTCGGTGGAGGTCGCGCTATGCGTAGAAGCTTGTGCAGCTACCTTACGTTTCGCTTCCTTTGCATTCTTTGAGCTATTCTTGCGAATAGAATCAAACAATTTCCAGCCTGTGACGAAATCATATTCGCCTTGCTGTCCACCAATTTTGTGATCTACAAGAAATTGAACAAACTCTTTACGTAGTGCTGACTTAGGCGAGAGAGATACATTGAATTGGTCTTCGACTTCTTCAATTTTTTGTTGCACTAGTTCAAGTTGCTTTTGCGAAGCTGAATCAGCTTCTTTTTGCTTTGCTTGAAGTTCTTCTAACGCTTTCTTTCGAGATATTTCCTCGAGATAAGCATATTTCTTGTAAGCTTCCACATTGTCACCAAAAGCTTCACGATATTCTTGAGGGACTTGGTCACCCTCGGTTTGAGGATTTTGTTGTGACGTTTTTTCTTCAAGAGATTTCAAGCGTTCTTCAAGTTCTTCAGCACGCTTTGCTTGCTCCTGCATACGTTTCCAACGCGGATCTTTGTGCCAAGGTAAGCTCTCATTAGCGTCATCAGTATTAGATTCAGTTTCATCTGAGTCTTGCTCAGCATCGTCTGATTCCTCTTGTTCAGACGCTTCATCTTGGTCGCCCTGATGCGATGGCGATTCTTCCTCGTCATTGTTCTCGGTGGGCGAATCCTCAGGCTCATTGATTTCCTGTTGCTCCGTTTCGGCCTCTTCTTCAAAAGCGTTTCGAGGTTGGAGCTCCGCCAGTTCATTTAGGTCCATAAGTTGTAAATAACAATTAAACTGCAAATAAATTGTTTATCAGATCTTCCGAGCCTCCCACATTCGGTGTAGCTATATCCGCTTCTGGCATTACTTGTGGTGCTGTCTCAGTCATCATCGGTTGTTCTACTGGTACTTGTTGGGGCATCAGATCAGGGAATAACATCTCAGGCTGGTTTTGCCACATATACAAGCGTTTTGCTGATTCAACGGGATCTGGATAGTCTAGTTTTTCAAACAATGTAATAGGGTCAGTGGCTCCTGCATTCCATAGATCAATCGCTTCGTTTCGTTGTGTGAGAGGGTCTTTCGGTAGATTCGAACCTTCTTTTACTGAAATCTTGAGCCGCGTAACAAAGTCTTCGTTTTGGATAGTAAGTACATTCGCAGCGTCAGCTTTCCCAAGAACAGGAATGACATGTACTTCGTCGTAGTAGACGTACATCATTTGAACCGCCCAGTTAAACATTTCGTCATAGACTTGTTCAACAACCTCAGCAATTGGAGACATTCGGCTTTGATCTTGCCCTCTGACAAGAATCTTCCCCCGCACAGTATCTTCATTCTGGATTCCAGCAGGTGTAAACCCTGTAATTCCAAAGTTTTCACGCAGATCTTGTTTTCTTTGGATAACGTCGTTGTACACGTCCGCTGGTAGTGATGGTGCTGAGATACGATCTACAGCTCCTCTAATGTCACCATCAGGAACGAAGATAACTCCATCAGGCTTTCTCAAAGCAGCGCTCACTTTGCCTGACTGCCCTTTGTTGAAAGATCTTCCTGAAATGACGATGCCTCCGTTAAGAGAGTCGACATTCTTATCAACCTGAGCAATTCGTTTATTTAAAATGTCCTGAGTTGAAAGGTTTTGTTCAACAAGACCAGTGTCATCAATCGGAGATTCCCCGAGGTTAAACACGTTGAAACCAATAAAAGGCTTCTTCGGGTACTTGAAATGATTTCTAGCCTGAACCTTCACTGTATGTAATTCACCAGTGTCGAGGTTCTCTAGAGTATCTTCAGTTGGATAGTTGTAGTGAGGATTCTTCTTTTTACTTAAAACGCAATCTTTGAACGTCCAGAAAACATAATCATTGGTCCAACACTCATGGTATTTAACCTTTGTCATCATCTTGTTTTGAACGTACTTTTTGATTTCATCTTTCTTAGACGAGAAAATCTTCGAAAGAGTATCTGCGTTTGCTTCTCTAGTCCGAATCATCCAATCACCGTTAAATTCAACTCCCTCCCATCTACCCTTAGGGTCGAGTAAGCATGTCTTAGGATTAACGACTACAGGCTCGAAGTCATTCATCCTGTCATTCCACTCCATTTGGATAATGCCAATTTTATACAAATACCAATGACGAGCAGCACGTCTGATCTTCATCTTCCATCGTTGTGTATCAGCCTTATCCACCAACACATCCTTAACTTGCCGACCAATAGCGATCTCATCTGGCGTATCCCCTGCGATAACGACTGGCTCTGGTTCTTGTCCAGTGATTTGAGGTAAAGAAGTCTCCACAGCCTCAAATATCATGTTGTTTGTTAAAGGACGCTCAGAAGTACTCATCTTTGCCGCGTAACTCTTACCAAGGTAATAATCACGGGCTTCTGTATCCCATTTCCCCCATGGAGATTCCATAAACTCCTTGACCCACGTGTCTTTGAGCAATAACAGCTCTTCATCAGGTTTTTTCAAATCGAGAACATCTTCAAAAGGAAAGATGACTTCTTCGTCATAGCTTTCTTGTTCCCCACCGTGTGCCTTGTTTATGTCTGCGCCAAGGCTTGTATGAGCCCTGTAAATTTCTCCATCCATGTTTTTTTGCAACAAAAAAAACGGGAGCGATTGCCCACGTTTAAAAACATGAGGGTTCGCTCCCGTTCGTTCGGGTACTTAAACCATATCAAATCCTAGAGATTTGTCTAGTCTCGTACTTAACCAACTCCCCATCATCGTTGTAATGCAAAATCAAGTTTGCTCCTCCTGAATGAAGGAACGTTGAACAACGCGATATAACAATCAACTCGGCTTTGTGTTTCTTAAGAAAATTGACTAATGCTTGCTTATTTTCGTTCAAAAACAAGTCATCAAATTGACCTCCAGTCATAACCTTCGTGAGTATTATTTCTTAACACAGCCCTCCTCATATCCCCGATTTTGACTGTATCATCAGGATTAACACGTATCCCATGACGCATTGAGGGACTATCGTCAAGACCTGCAAAAATGGCCTTACCTGTGGAAAACTTCGACATTCCTACACGTGCATAGATTGTTGAGTGAAACCAGTGATCAGGTTTTTGGAATATCCATTTGTACGTTCCCTTCTCCTCATCAACCTCTTTACGTGCATTTGCAAGATGAAGATACAGATCGTAGTACATCTTCTCATCACCCCACATTCTAAACATCCCATCCATCACCTCATCTACAACGGTTTGTGTGATTCTGTTTCTATCCACTAACACTTCTCCAAACTTGTCTTTTTCTCCCCATCTGATCGTTTCATCTGATTTCTTATCTCCTGCATAGAAACAAAGGAATACACGGTTTTTAAACTGACTAGCAAGCTTTCTCGTTTCTAACAGCTCACCAAGCCCATCAACAACACATACACTGTTTTTATAGTATTTAAGAAGTCTTCTAATCTCAGCGTAATCATCACACTTTCCATACCGGAATACTCCCAGTTCATCCATCAGCGTGTAGTACTGAGTTAATCCAGTGTCTAAGCCAATAACAACACGACCATGATGTTGGGGATTATGTCTTCTTACCTCGTATGTGAGGTTTTTGAGGAACCCTTCATGCGTAATAACATTCCCAGCACCATCAAAAGGAAGGCCCATGACCTTGTTTGCAAAGTAAAGCTCAGATTTTCTTTCCCAGTATTGAACAATCTCTTTCGCAGTAGTGTTTACGTTCATTAGCAGGTTGATCTGATACCCACTGACTGAACGCTTTTTATGCTTCTTTACCCATCTACCAATAGCACGGTCTTTGTTGGTTAGCTCATGAGAACAGTACTTGCAGATGAACTTGGCCCATTTCACACGGTTCTTATCGAGAATGGGAAGTTCATGGTCTATCTCGTAGACAACGTTTGATTCAAAATCTAGGTACTGTTCTTTATTACAAGCTTTACACTCAACAAACCAATGTTTTTGATCTGATTGAGTGAATACCCTGTTTACTCCATGACCAGTGACGCTAGGATGGCTAAACGTGTGTTCAAACTTATACTTACTGTGCTGAAGCCGTGTTTCCATTTGATCAATCACCTCTGGTTTCGAAGCATCAATCTCATCATACGTATTAAAATCGCTACTGTGCATCATCGCGGAAGTACTGGTCCATGTACCGATGATATAGAGAACATTATTCCCAATTCTCTTTTGGTGGATTGTGTTCATGTCTTTCACAAGCCCACCAATTTTCTTTGGATTATTCTCAATTAAACGCCCAAACTTACCCTTTGAAAGATCAGACGCGTCTTTACCTGTGGGTAGAGTGTAAATACCGTCTAGGCCGTATTTGTTCATCATGAACGGCTTTTTATATCCACCGTGCATTGTTGTTACTCCAGCTTGTGCTGCTTTCTGCATTGCAAGCTTTTGCGATTCATCTAAGAAAATATCGTATTGCCAGTAATGAGACCACAAATCAACAGGCTTGCCTGTTTCCGTTTTCATCCCTTGAAGCCAAGCTATGATTGAGTGGTTTTCTAGCATTTTAAATATCCATCAATTGAAGCAATTTTCATCGCCATATTATACAAAGAAACATTGTACTGCTCTGCAAGCTTTTCAACTATAAAATCATTCTCTACAGCGGGGTTCTGTTCAGGTATTTCTTTGAGAATCATTACAATCTCTTCAGTGGGCATTAACAATTCTTGAGCAAAGGCGTTGGCTTCAATTTCAATTAACTTCATTCTCTTAAAATCCATACTTATTTCAATTGCCACATTGCTTACACCCCAGCCCCCAAGTAGAACTTTCTGTGGTCACAATTTTATCCCTTAGTTCAGGTAAATCAATTTGCCCATCTTCTATGGCAGAGACGAGGTCAAGCAGTATTTCGCGTAGTCTTTGGTTATTCATCTTCTTTAGTTAATCCAAGGCCCTCCCAAAAGCAGCATAATTAAGATGAAAGGGGGCAATATAAATATTAAAGCAGCCATTATAACGACCCATAGAGCAAACGCTAACGCAAACAACATTTGGCACACCCAGATAATAGCCCCAAAAACATGATTGATTGTTGTTATTAGAAATGACTTCATAAAATCTTTAGTTAACAACCACTTCCCCCTCAAGGCTTGTTATCACTCACAGATGACACAAGCTTGAGTGGGTCTTTAAGCCAGAGGCCTCTCTTTCGAGAGGGGGAAATGATCGTGGTCCACGACGTAGGACTCGAACCCACTCTACCAGCACCACAAGCTGGTGTGCTGACCCTTACACTATGTCGGGGATATTTTTAATGTTCACACCTTAACGCAGACAGTTTTAACGCCTTACTCTTCCCTCTCGATGATAGCGCGCCTCATCTCTTCCTCGAATTTCTTAACCACTTCTACGGCCTTCTCATCATGTACATCCATCTTGAAAGTTTCTCCTTCTTCATTAGCGATGATGTTCTTTTGTACTGGTTTACCGTCTAATTGCTCCCAGATCAGTTTTGCCATTGAAGAGTCTCCCCCTGTAGCTTTGTTGATAATTGAGATGATCAGCTCTTCTTCACGGGTTGTGCTTTTACCATCAGCTATCTTCGCTAAAGCTTCTCGCACCTTTGTGGTGAAGTTTTTTGATCCTTTTGGGCGGCCTTTAGGATTTAAAGATGGTTGGCCAGGCAACAGCTTCCCCTTCTCGTTTCTTTTAAGTTTTATCCTAGTTTTATCTTGTTTTTCAGACATATGTCCTAGTTACCTCTACTTCTTACGATCAGACTCGATCTTCTCCTTCACTTGCTCAAACTCTTTATCAGAAAGGTTTACAGCTGTCTTAGTTGGTGTGATCGCAAATGCTGAAAATTCTAGAGAAAGAACAAAGGCGCATTGATGTTTAATGATGAGGTCGTTATACGCATCAATAAACTCTTGTCGCTTAGCGTTTTTCTTCATTTCCTCTGGATTCAGTTGTTTTGTTTCGTTTTCCATACTAGTAGTATTTTTTATTGTTAGTAGACTCCTCCATGTCTATTTTGAATAAATCTTCATCTGCTTGAGCGTCGATGTTGTCATGAGCTTCTGCTCGCATCTTCCTCGTTTTCTCATGTACATCTACAGGTTCACCATGCACCTTCTTGTATACCTTTCCTGTTCTTCCATTTGGTTGAGCGAAGAGCTTCTTGTGGTCTTTTAAGTATCTAGCGTTATCTACTCTTCCTTGACTGTCTTTGGTGTAAACAAAGTTTTTCTTACATAGCTTACATTTTTCTCTTATAGCTTCATCAGTATCACTTAGGATGATAGTGTCATGGATACATTCCATATTTAGTCGGTGATAACAGCGATAACGGATTGGTAATCAATGAAATCCGCTGTTTCTTCGTTTGCTTTATCAATAACCACCGTATCAGTGTCGTAAGCTTTGAAAAGGATTTTATCTCCTACCTTTACTTGATCTTTCTCTATTTCATCACTTACGGCTAAGACTTTAGCTATTTCAGCATCTACCTTCTTATCTTGGGATACGATGATTCCACTTTGTCTTACGTTTTCTGTTTTGATTATCTCAATTAATAACTTGCTTCCTTTTGGATGAATGTTCATAAGAGATCTGTTAATTTTGTTGGCCTACCCTCTCTATTGTTTCTTTCCATGATGTCTTGGTTTTTAAGCTCTCTACCTGTAGGGGGGATGAATATTTCTGCTTTTTGTGTAGGTATAGCTTTTTTGTATAGATTCCTTGATTTTTCAGGGTATTTTGCCTGAAACCAAAGAGATGCAAGGAAAAATAAAAGTGAATGTACAGCTCCAGTTATAAAACCTAAAAAGAATAACGTCATAATAAAATGCTATTGCTGCTATTTTGTTATGGACTAGTGTCGTATGAGGAAAGGTCGAGAAACCTCACATGAAACAAAATGGCAACAATAGAGTTTCATTCTCTACCCCTTGCCAACCTCTTGCCGAGTAGAGGTCACAAGGGAAACAGAAAGATTTGCCCGAAAAGATATCAGAGCAAAGGGTAAAAAACAAAAATCCCCGCCAATCTAGTGATTGACAGGGTAAGTTGTGAGTACATTTTATCATCTTAATCAACAAAGATCAAGTGGATGGTTCGTCATTTATCATCTTCAGATAACAATTTGTACAATATTGAATCCCGTCGTCGCTGCACGTTTCTCCTTTTACGAGGTTCTCTTTGCATACGGTACAGTTTCCCATATGGTAGACAATTACATTTAACGGCTTTCCTTGGGTATCCCCATTTGTAAATTAATTCTTCACACGTACAGCTCATAGATCTCCGTTTTGCTCTTTGTAATCATAGAGCTCTTCTAGAATATCCATCCAATCTTCTATCTTCATTGCAACAATGGTGTCAGAAAAGTTTCGCTTAAAGATTAGTACAGGTTTTTCAAAGTTGGTTGCTTGGTCTTTTGTTTGCTTCCACCATTCCCAAAACTTTATTTTTTCTTGGTTTTTACACTCTATTGAGAGTTTTAACCCTATATTCTTGGAGAATCGTATATCCCCTCTATTCCACTCATCAGCCCCACTGAGTAGTTGTGGTTTGCAGTATGGGTCGATATGTTTTTGGAAGTGTTTTGCAACATCTCTCTCAAGTCTTTTGCCTTTTTGGCGCTTACCAGCAGCTTTCATAGATTTAATAATCTACAGACTCGGCTGGAGGTATGTGAATACTTAACCTCTCTGCAACAAATTTACTTATTTTTTCAATGTAGTCACTGAACTCCAAAGTAGATAATTCAGTGGTGCTTCTCATCTTGGGGAACTTTTTCCCCCTTTCTCTCAAAAAATTGTACTTGAAGTACGTGTGTAGGCTATCGATATCGTCTCCTGTATCATCTGCAATTGTCTTGAGAACGACTCCGAAATAATATCTGTTCTGTTGGCCAGATCTTGTCCTCTCTTGTTTTTTGATTGTGATGTTATAGTGGCCGTCTTTTAGCTTCTTTAAGTCTTGCTTGAAACGATCAGCCTCTATAAGTGTCAAGTCTCCTTTGGAGACCAAGCTTAGATATTTCATGTTTGTGTGAGTCATAGATAGAATAAAGAACTCTTATCTCTTCTTCTTCTTTGTGTAGCATTTTTGCAATTTGTGGCATTGAGTATCCCAATCGCTTCTTTTCTTGTATTTTTTGAAATAAAGCAAGGTCGCCAGGATAAACTTCGAGTGGAATTGTTCTCCTGCGGTGAAAGCTCAGCTTTGTTTTAAAGCTTTTAAGCATTTTGTTCGCATTTTGTCTTGTGAGAAAAACATTCCCATAATCCCATAACTGCCAAAATTCAAGACTATTGAAATCCATGAACGAGCAGCTTATATCTCCTTTCAGGTTGAGATAATAAAACCTTCTACCATGTCTAATCATTTTTTTTGTTTAATGTTGTTGACTAAGTGCTGGGGGCAAGGATTTGCACCTTGCATGCTTGGCAACACCCCTAAACATGTGATTTATACGTGCTTAGGCGAAATGCCAAGCTGCTCCGAAACGGCTGACCAGGTACGGTTCCCTGGACTTACAAGCGTCTACCTATTCCGCCACCCCAGCACTTAGCCAGCAATTTATTCTTTGTCCAATATATGGGCGCTTGCTGCCCGCATTGACCAATAAAACGCTTCTTCTAGCCGAGCGATCGTGACTGGGAAAC